ATGGCCTTTTATAAAGTTGAACCCCGGGCGAAAGCGAACGGGGAGCCGCGCTATAAATGCACAGTGAGAGTCAAGTCCAAAGGGAAAATAGTATACAGCGACACCCGGACTTTTGGCAAAAATGCAGCAGCCGAGGCTTGGGGCAAAAAGCGGGTGGCTGAGTTGGAGCTCAACGGGGTACCCACCCAGGGTACCCAAACAATCTTGCTGCGAGATTTCATTGCCAAGGTGATAGAAGATCCTCACATTGAACTAAAAAGAACTAAGCTGTATGTGCTGCAGATGCTTGCTGACTGTGAAATAGGCGCACTTCCTATTGATAAGATCACCTCTGCTGATGTTGTTAAGCACTGCAAGATGAGGCGCGAAGCTGGCGCCGGGCCAGCAACGGTTGCACACGATGTGAGTTATCTGCGCTGGTGCCTGAAAACGGCCAGGGTAATGCTGAGTCTTGAGATCACCGATGCGGCCGTGGTTGATTCATATGAAGTGCTATACAACCAGAACCTGATCGGCAAGTCGGAACGCCGCCACCGCCGGCCAACGTCCGATGAGATAGAAAAGCTCAAAGAGGGGTTGCTGGCCAGATCAAGTCACAGGGCAAGCATTGGTATCCCCTACGTTGATATTCTTGATTTCTCGATACTCAGTTGCATGAGGATTGGGGAGGTATGCAGGATTAAGTGGGAAGACGTTGACGAGGGTCAACGCGCCGTGCTGGTGATGGATAGAAAGGACCCACGTAAAAAATCCGGCAACCACATGCTGGTGCCATTGCTTGGCGGTGCGTGGGAGATATTGCAGCGACAACCAAAAGAGGATGACCGCATTTTCCCTTACAACGAAAAGAGTGTGACGGCCGGCTTTCAACGGGTTCGTAATGCTCTTGGTATCAGTGATCTGCGGTACCATGACTTGAGGCGTGAAGGGGCAAGCAGGCTGTTTGAGAAGGGATATAGCATTGACGAGGTAGCCCAGGTCACTGGTCACAGGAACATCAATACACTCTGGCAAGTTTACACTGAGCTATTTCCTAAGCGGCTTCATGACAAATATTAATCAAATAAAGTTAACAAGGACTTCATGGTGGAAAACTCATCACCAAAAGCTTATTTCAGCCAAAAACGGGTTACGCTAACTGTTTTAACTATGGTAATCGCAGTATCAGCATTGTGCTATAAGGCATATGTTACAACTCTAGGGATAGACGTTGAAACAAGGACAAACCTTATGATATTGGCCAGAACACCTCAAAGCTTAATAAGCCTTAAAGAGCAATCGAAAGAGCTTGATTTGTTAGCCAGCAATATAGAAAAAAATTCTTTTGAAGATATAAAGAAGAATATCGATAGGACAATATACCTTATCAACTCTACAACTAAAGAAATCGAAGCACAGTATAAATCATGGGAAAATGTAAAAGAGCAAATGAATGTTGACTCAAGTAAGCTTATTATTTTAAAACAAAACCTTGATAATATTCAAAGCGCCCAAACAGAAGAAATTGCAAAACTAAAAGCGATTTTAAATACGGCATATACTGAATCAGCTATCGACAAATCAGTCGGTTATATAGTCAGCTTTGTAATTGGAGTGCTATCTTCGCTAATAGCCACAATCATATTCCCGACAATGAAAAGTAAAGTTATAAAAACAGTAGAATGGATATCTAAACCATAGTCTACACAAGGATTTGCGAGTGCGGCAAGTCTGGCGCCGGGCCCAGTACCCGGCCATCTTGGATATAAACGTATGAGCCAACATTGCCGCTGCCGGTTGCCCTGAATGTTTTACCGCTGCGCGTTGTTGCTGTCACTGTGCCATCGGCGTTCTCTGCGTTTACCTGGGCTATCTCCCGCGCTGGCAGCAGCTCCCGTTTCAGTTGTTTAAGCATTATGCCCCCTGTCTGATTAAACCAACATTCTGGCGCACGGTAAGGCCGCTACTGCTCATGCTCGCGTTGATGGTCACGGTATCACACAGCGCCTTATAGACTTCACCGCGCCAGGTAATGCCAATCAGCTGGCCAGGGCGCAGCGGCGGCAGGTCAGCCATCACTGTGGTGTTGATACTGACTCGGCGCTTTGTACCAGAATCGGCAATGGCATTGGTACCTGCCAGCCGGGCGGCCTGGGTATCAACAATCAGCATGTTGCTGATATCGTCTGTTGGTTCATCACCGGCGGTACCATTGAGCCGAACTTCTACCGAAACGCCTTGCTGTTCCCCGCGCACCCAGGCGGCATTGCATTGCTGGCCCCGTTCTGTTTGCTCGCTGTGATTGAAGATCACCGCATCGTGCAGCAATACGTCAGGAATTGCAGCGGCCATGCTCCAGGGTGTATAGGTCCAGCGCGGCAGGATCCTGAGTTTGCTGTTATCTTCGTCCGGGTCCACCATGCAGCCAACCAGCCCGGCCAACTCGGCTACGGCCTCAAGCGGCGTTTTGCCGCTAACTGAGCAAACCCCTGCCGGGATCACAAAGTCCGGTACCTGAACCAGTTCAATGCTCCAGCCGCTGTTGGCCACAATATCGCCAAGGCAACCGGCGAATGACCTGGCCGCCTGGTTGTGATAACTGATCTCTCGCTTCCAGGGCCATGCCAGCTGAGAAGCCCGGCCCCTGGCGGCTGAGGTGTAGCTGTTAGAGGCCCAGGCTTCGCTGCTGCTCGGCGCCTCGGCCAGCAGATAAAACTCATAGCCGTTAATGCCAATACGCAGCACCTCATCAACTGCCAGTAGCGCATCACCTTTGCTGGAAAACTTGATGCTGCCAGAGGTCACAAACTGGCTACGGCTGTAGGTTATGCTCACTTCGGTGATCACCAGCTCGCGGTTATCTGAGAGTCGGTGGCAAGTCAGGGTTGGTTGCATTAAATACAGTCTCCGGATCTGTGGCTCTATCGGCACTTTGAGATCAAGTGGGGGCAATACAGGGTTACCGGGTATAAAACCGCCGCCGTAGTCCCAATGGCATACCATTGGCAGCTCGTCAAAACTCAACTCAATGATTGATTGCTGCTCTGTTAGTGGTTCATCAAATTCCAGTGTCACAGGGCTCTTTGGCGCCATATCTGCCCATTTGTTGGTGCAGATATACTTAGGGCCAGGAAAGCCCCATTTAATGTAGTGGCTGGTTCTGGTGGCCTCGCCCTGCCATGAGATCTGGTATTTACGCTGCTGAAGGTGGCCTGTGGTTGAACGCTGCATGGGGCTGCAGCTAAGCGCTTTGTTGTTGCGCCAGCGCAACGCTGTTTGACCTCGGCGAGTGGCGCCGGTAAACCAACCTGGCGCGGTATTTGACCTGTGCGCCACTGGCATTGGCCAGCGAACCGATACGCGCCGCATAACCGCCGTTTTAACCGCCCATGCCTGGCTTAGGCGCTGTTGCACAGTGGGCTCAGCATGCCAGACAATATGTGCATTCTCTCTATGGCTGGCACCGCTTGATCTTAAAACTGTTCGTTGGCCAACTTTGTTACTGTGTGAGTTGAGGGCAATCTGCTGCTCGATGAACTGACCAATAGACCAGTTGATGCCAACATTAATCCCCAACACTTGAGGCGTTGGCTCCGCTGGCGGCTCTACTGGGCCGCTGCCATCAAATAACAGTTCTACCGGGGATAAACCTACTTGCCAGGGTTCATCAAACAGTAGTTCCTCGCCATTAAAATCACCAAAACGCAATTTGATAGGTGACACCGTTGGGGGGAGCAGGGCATCAAAAAGCAAAGTAACGCCTAAAAAAGGCGTTACATATTGCAATTCGATGGGTGAAACCCGACTTTGCCAATTTTCATCAAATCGCAGCTCAATAGGCATATTATTGGCTCATATCGACAGGGGTCAAAACAGTTTCTGTTTTTACTCCGTCTAATGCCTTCATGTTAAACTCCCTGTCTTCATCCAATATGAACACTATCAATTCAAAGTTATTGGCATATTTCATAGGTGTTCGTACCTTAACAACACTTGTTGGTGTTTTTTTTGTTGCCACTAATACTTCCAATGTTGCTCTATCAAGAACAAAAAACCTATCAGATTGAGGATCAATCGTCACTTGCAACACTGAAATGTGTTGATGATATCTCGCAGAATCTCGATGCATTAGGAACCGGCTCATCAGTACCACTCCTCAATGTTCAACCAAAACTTCAACGATCTCTTATCAATTGCAGGACAAAGAATATGTTGCTGCCCATTCAGAGTGCGAATATGTGGAAATTCAACACCATGATATCCGGTGTACGAACTTTCAAATAGACCAGGCAATTTCCCCCTAACCGATGGCTGCAATTTACTTTGCATACATTTCGTACCTGCGCTATCGCTGGTTTTGCCACCTAATATTAAACAATCAATAAGGTTGATTGTTACGTTAGCATCTACATCAGAAATAGCTAAAGCATCAGAATCTCCAGGTGAAATAGATGTAAAATATTGAGTTGCAGACCCCTGTATATAATTGGAACTACCGTCGGATTCGTAAAGGATCGGCTTGAAGTTAAGTCCGGTGTAAAATAATGCTTGGTCTGCAGGAGATATTGTTGAATCGAAAGTTCTATGTGCAACCTGACCTGCACATGCGACAAACCGGCCAGCGTCATTTTCTATAAAAGAGTCAAAATCTCCAACAAATATACTGTAATAACCCTTATAATTAGTTGTTAAGCTTGATTGCATCGAGAAAAAATAGAAACTCACGGATGTTGCCACTATCATCCAATCTTTTATTTGCGAGCTACCAAGATTGCCTTTTATAACGTTAGTAAACCCATTTCTTATGAATGAATCCAACCCACTCATGCCAGCAGCAGCTCGATACACTACTGATGATGTGGCTAAATCATCTCCGGTATTTGACCAAATTTGCACAAACCCACCACTACCGTTTGTAGTGTCGTTTTGAAATGCGATTTTATGTACGCCCGCATCTTCAAATGCCACAGTCCAGCCAGCGCCAGCTTTTGCGCCATACCCGCTAACAAGACAGGCTCTAAATATTTCGATAATTTCTGAGGGGGTATTATTTACGTTCTGTGGGGCCCCGGCATCATCCCAGCGGTACACGGTAACAGGTAAAGGCATGATGATTCTCCTGATTAAGACTCGTTGCCACGGAACGCCAAAACTGCGCGGTCGGTGGTGATTTGGCTGTGGCCGCTGGCGACTGAGCGCAGCAGCATTGCGGGTTTAGCCGCAGCAAAGGTTTGAAAACGGATGGCCTCGCCGGTATTCCAACCGGCACCGAAGGCGCCAGAGCGAATAACAAAGTAAGGCGCCTGGGTGCGCGGGTTGATTGGGGCGAAGTCGTTTAGCGTATCACCAGTAGCAATCTGCCCCATACGCCTCCCTACGCATCGGAACGAGGTGGGTGTGGTGAAGATTAGCACCCAGTCCTCATTAACCGCATTTTGGTTGTTCATCTCGATGGGATGATCCACCACGTTGAGGGAGCCAGTTGCAGAGTCGCCATCTTGTTCCCAGTTGCCATCCCATGCTGTCATGTCTCTCGCTGGGCCTACGTATGCTTGCATGTTGCCGAGGTTTTGAACGCTGGAAACATTGGCGCCGACCGGATATGTGCTCGCAAGAGGTGATGCCAACTGCAGCTTGCCCTCTGTAACTTCTGTGACCAGTGCTTCTTCACCGATCGAGTCGCTGAGGAAGAAAGGTGCCGTGAAGCCATCAAATGTGCTGTTGATAGTCACTACGCCGGTGGCGCTGTTGTGGCTGTAGTGAGCATTATCCACTGTCCACAGGCTGGCGCCGTTAGCATCGGTTATATCAACAAAACGTGCCGTATCACGCACGTTGTAGGTTTGGCCAACACTGGCGGTTACAGCTTGCACTTGTGTGTGTTCAACAGTGATTGGTGTCCATGCATTGAAAATGGGCACTACGCCGCCATTTTGCATCCTCAGGGGGTTAAGCCCATACAGCTCAGGTGGCGGGTTTAGGGTAACGGTTTCATCAATGTCATAGCGCAGCGTTGTTAGATCTATGTCCTGGGTGAAGTTAATCTCCACTGACAAGCCGCTTATGTTCCCAGAGACTCCGGCGCCGGTAATCACGCCGTTTGCATCACTGCTGCCGCTGATTAGCGTATTGCCATCGGCACTTGATACAGTGAAATAGAAGCTATCCAGCACCGGCGTGGTGACGTTGAGCGTAAAGCCTGCGGCGTTATCGTCCGGCAAACCTGGCTCACTCAGCGCCTGGTATGCAATGCTGAAATCGCCTCGGTCATCTGGGAATTTGGTTGCTGTGCCTGTGGTGTAATCCAAGTTAACAAAGGTACGGCCATTGTTATCCGTAAAGTTTCCATCTGCTGTTTCTCGCAGCAATAGTGTGCCGGATGCATCGGCAAATGTGATTTGCATCACGACAGTACCCACAGCCAGTTTGCGGGATGATGGCAGTGCGCCTGAGGCAGAATCAAAGTAGCTGTACCTGAGAGCAGAAACATACTCAAGAGATACGCCATCGATGGCAACACCTGTTGACCCAAACCCGCCAAATGAGCTTCTGGTTACTGATGCGCTGCCGCCGGTCACATCAACTGTCCAGCGATACGTGCTTCTGATGCCGATAGCTTTCGGGGCCAGCCCGAGCACGTTATTGACAAAATCTGTGTCGATAATATCAGGCACATCAAAAATATAGGTGTTCTGGCCGTCTATTTCAGGCTGCTGCAACACCTTCTTGATAACCTGAGTTGGCGTGTCAGATGAACCCAGGGAGCCAATGCTATTGCCGGTATGTGAGCGAATCGTTTTCACTTTTGGCAGTAGTTCAGACTGAGTTGCTGCAACAGATAATATCGAACCGCTGGATTCTGCTGTCAGTTTGCTAACGCCATGATATTTGATATCAGGGTTAGTTGATGTGTAGCGCAATTTTGTGCAACCGCTTTGACCATTGATAAACACATCACTGTTCGGCGTGTCGTATGGGATTGGCGGCTTGAAGTTAACTTGACCGTTGACGCCGCCGGTAACTGTTTGCTGCACTTCGCAGAAATGCTCAAAGCGGGGGTATCTGGCATCTTCATTGCCATCGTATTCAACGCTGATGCAGATGATCTGACCCTGGCCCAGAGTGACATTGTTCCAGTAGTCAACGTCATTAAAGCGGTAACGCGACTGCAGATAAGGCCGAGGGAAAGAGTCTTGACCGGCCAGCAGCCCAATGAGGCTATCGCGGATCAACTGGCCAGCCCTGACGCTGGATTCAAGGATATCGACCATATCAGTCATCCGAGATTCATCATTCAATGATGATGATTCAGCAATCAACCAACTAACCAAGGGATCGGCCGGCGGCTGGCTAATGAATATGTGGCCATCCAGCAGCGTTTCTGTTCCGAGGGTGTCCAGCCCGGGAAAGCATTTAACAATCTCAACTGCAGAAACGGCATGATCAATATCGGAAATCGCTTTAAACAGCTCGTTTAGTTCGCCGGATTGCACCACGTTCTTAGTACGCTGGCCCCCGGCGCTTGGTGAGTCGCCGAGCAATTCTGGTTTGAATATTTTCAGATTATCGCGAGTGATTGCCATGCTATGCCTCTGCGGTCAGGAATTTAAGAACGACATTGCTCAGCAGCGAGTCGCCGCCGACTGTTGGGAATAGATCCGCACCGACAACAGCCGGGCCATCGCGGTTATCCCAGATCACATTCCAGCTGTTGCCATCGAGCTCCAGTTCAAACGGGGTGAGGGTTGAATAGTTGTGCTGTTGCAGCGCTTCAAAATCTGCGCGGGTCATTCCCGAGTTTGCGGTGCCGATAACTAATGGGAACCCGCCAGGCAAAACAAATTGCTCGTATATCAGGGACCCATTCCCGCCGCGCTCTGCCACAGCCATTACTCGCTGCTGTTCGTTTTGGTTCAACCAGAGCAACTGCTGGTGCTCTGGGATGATGGTGTCAATGCGCTGCATCTTCAGTATCACTCTTTGATTTGTCAGAGATCTCACCGGTTAACTTGATGGATAACATCGGAGGCTCATGCCCCATTGCAGAAACGATCATGCAAAATAATCCGAACAAACCCTCCATAACATCCAGCACAGGTTCAAATGCCCAGTGCCGAACCTCTATATTCGGCGCGTCACTTTCAACTCCAGCAACGTAAACAGGGACTCCAAGTAACCATCCGTAATGTGTGTACTTTGATTTATCAGCCATAGTCGCCTCACCAGCACTTATTAATATCAACCATCGGCACAGTTTTATTGGCCATTCAGTTAGTTCCCATGGGTCAGTTTTGCTTTCTCGATAGAACGCAGCAGCTCGTCCAGCTGATCTTTATTGGTATCCAGTTGGGTACGGCGCCCTTCAACAATCAGAGTCAGTGTGGCGTTATAGCTATTGCCGAAACTGGCCTGACTGGTTGTTTGTTTTGTTTGGGCTTGCTGCTGGGTAGAAGTGGGGTTTGATTGGGTGTCGCGCTGATTCTGCTGTTGCTGGGCTTTAACTTCCTCAGTGCGATACTTGTAAACTTTGTTCAGCGTCTGCTCGGCGCGGCGCAGTTGATCAAGCAGCTCCCTGTCGCCGGTCTTTTCAGCCTCCGCCAGCTGGCTTTTGATATCGGCCAACTCTTGTTGATAACGGCGCTTCTCAATGTCTGCCTGGCGCCCTTCGTACTCGTCCAGCTCATCAAGCAATGAGCTGAGCGTGTCTGACGCCGAGTCTTTCAGAGCGTCCATTCTCGAACGCGCCTTATCTATTGCGGCAGTGAGCAGATCAAGATCCTGTTCGTTCAATAGCCCCAGGGTCTTGCTTGCATGTTCGGCACTACGCAGCAATTGCATGTTGGCACTGTCAGTATCGTCTAATGCTTCAACTAACTTCAGCAACTCTACACGCTGCTCGTAGTACGCCATTTGAGCAGATTTGCTGGCTATGTCCTGTTCATACTGCCAGCGGCGCAGACGGGTAAAATCGAGTGTTTTTGATTGCTCAAGATAAAGCTCGTTAATGGCATGCCGCAGGTTTTCGATTTTCTCTTGCGTTTGCTCAATATCAGACAACTCACGGTTATATGCAGCGACACCTGATGTCAGCGATTTGAACAGCGCAACCGTTCCCTCGCTGAGTTCTTTTACCGCTGCATAAGCTGCATAACCGGCTTGACTGATAACAGCCGCTACCCCGGATACCTGTTTGCCAACATTCTCAGTAGTGTCGCCGACATCCTGCATGGCCTGATTCATTCGCTCGCCGGATTGCTCCACTGAGTCTGCGGTGTTGTCAGCTCCCTGCTCAACATTCTGTTGCGAGTTACTCAAGTTTTGCTGAGTAGCAATGAGTCGCTGCAATTCAGCGTTTAAGCCTAGGGCCGCAGCGGCTTGCTGTACCATTACCGAAACCTGCTGCTTTCCAGCTGCAGCCACTTTTACCTCAGCCTCAGCCCACTCCAAAAACGCTTGCTTTTGATCATAGGCTGATGCGGTACCGTCTTTCAGGGCCGCGGAAACTTGAGCAAACGTTGACTTGGCAATATCAGCCTGCTCGCGCAGAGCTCGAACGGTTGTGATCCCAGCCTTGGCCATAGCTAATTCATAGGCCTTGGCTTTTGCGGCTTGTTTGTCGAGTGCGCTGGATGTTTCGTTTGCCGCTGCTTTCTGTTCAGCGGCAGATTCTTTGGCGGCAGTTGCGCTGGCTTTGTAAGAGTCCTTGCTGCTCTTGGCCATCGCTTTGGTGATGGTTGCCCATGCCTGCTGAATATCGGCGCCGTCCTGCTCGACCTGATCCTTGAAACCTTTGGAGATCGCATAGATGGCCCCGGTCGCCTCGCGGATTTTGGCAGCCAGAGCATCAACCCCAACAGCATCAAGCAGTTTTGCCCAACCACTGAGAATGGTTGCATAGGCAGCCGTGGCGGTCATTGCCAGTGTGGACAGGCCTGCTGTGATACCATTCCAAACCAGTTGAATACTGGCGCCAACAACAGTTAACCCCTGAGTGAAGGCGCGGATATTATCAAGGGTTGCAGTGAGACTTTCGCCGCCATCTTTGATGATAGTGGAGAAGAAGTTACTGATATCCGCAGCGGCCTGCTGCAGCTTGCCATTGCCGTTGAGCTCATCAAATTTGTTGTTGAGATCATCCAGAAACTGCAGGCCAACCTCATACAGACCTGAATCGGCAATTTTCTGCTGAAACAATTCCCAATTGTTTGACAGCACATTGACCTGACCGGAAAGGCGCTCAAGTGATTTGGCGGCTTGGCCGTTGGCGCCCTTGCCCATTTCCTCAAATAGGGCTTGGATAGTTTCACGCCCGAGCTTGCCTTGTTCAGAGAGCTTTGAAAGCTGCACCGTGTTCTTGCCGGTGACTTTCTCCAGCAGCTCCCACACGGGCACGCCACGCTCAACAAGCTGCAGTATCTCTTCCCCTTGCAGCTTTTGCTTAGCCCACGCCTGGCCGACGGCAAGGATAATCCCCTCTAGCTTTTCTTGGCTACCGCCTAGCTTGGCGTTGTAGTCCACCATGGCTTGTAAGCTGCCATTCATGGGGTCGATGCCGAAGGCTTTTAAGCTGGCAAAGGCCTGCTTGATGGTGTCGAGTTTTGAGCCGGTATTGTTGGCAAACTCTTTAATCCAAGCGGTGGCCTGTTCGCCGGCAGACAAGCTGCCCATCATGGCAGTCATTTGGGCAGTGAATGCCTTGGCCTTATCACCTGCCGATAAGGTGGCGGTCAAACTAGCCCAGAGGCGATCAACACCGATATAAGCCGAAGCCATGGCAAGCAGTGATGCCGTGGCTTGTTTTATTGACCCGCCAAAATCCTCGGCGCCTTTGCTACTTTCATCGAGCAGCCTGTTCTGACGCGCCAGGTTTTTATTAACGCCCTCAAGCGCATTTTCAGCCGCCGCTTGCTGCTGTTTCAGATCTTCGCTGGCTTCGGCCAACTTATCCATGCTGATCCCGGCTTTATCGAGAACAGCCTTTTGCTGATTGAGCGTGCGCTGGTTTTTGTTGAGGCTTGAGCCCAGTGTGTTGAGTTCGCCCCTGGCGAGTTTTACTTTAGCCGCATAGTCGGCACTGGCCAGCGCCGCTTCATCTGATTCAGTATTGAGCCTATCCAGTACCTGGCGCTGCTGTTCCAACTCAGTGTTAAGCTGGTCGGCGGCGGTTCTGGTTGATGACTGAGCCTGCTCCAGCGCCTGCAGATCAGCTTTGGCAGCCGCAATGGCAGTTGCATGTTTGCCGCTGGCCACGGCACCGGATTGCTGCTCTGCTGTCAGTTGTTCAAGCCTGGCCCGCGTAGCATCTATCTGAGAGTTGTATTGTTGCAGCTCATCACTCAGCTGCTGATAATCCTGCTCAAGCTTTGCTGTTTGAGTGGCAGCCTGAGCCTGTTCTTGCTGTAGTTTTTTGGCAGAGCCGGCAGCGTCGCGTTGTTCCTGCTGCAACTTTGAAAGTGCCGCGGCAGCTTCTGAATATGAACGAGTGCCCTTGCTTACCGCAGCGGTTAAATCATCAATGGTATCAACGGCCTGTTTCTGGTCTTGTAATTCTTCCAGCCGTTGGTTGAGTTTATCGCTTTGTTCAGCCAACTCGGCCAACGTCTTTTCAGACTTTTTGGCTTCACTGCTAAAGAGATCCCGCCCCTGAATGATCAGGTTGATCACTTGGTCTTTAAAGCTCATAGAGATTTCCGAATTGGCTCAACAAAGAAAAAGCCGCACTACCGCCCAAAGGCAGCAGTACGGCTGAAACGGCTACTATTAAGCAGCCAGGCGCTTGAAGAATTTCGACTTGCCGGCGGCAACTATCGCATCGTTGGCGAGCACTTCTCCCTCAATGTCGAATGAACCATAGTCATCGGTAATCAATGACAGGCTGGACGTTGGCGAAGGCTTCCACAGATAGAACCTCAGCACACAAGGCTTGCCGTTTGCATCGTTCATACCGTCGATCACCACAGGGACGGTAACACCGGCCTCGGTCAATGCTTCGAGAGCGTTGCCGGCAGCAGAGGTATAGGACACCTTCAGCTGCGCCCCATCGACAATCGTCCCTGTGCCAATGGCGCGGATACCAGCAGCGCTAACGTAGTAATCAACGTCCACATCGTATTCAGTGGTGCCATCACTATTGGTGACGGTTACCGGCTGGGATATGTCTATCAACTTCTCGGTTGGGGCCAGGCCATCCAGTTTTGCAACAACAAGCTCATCAGCAACAGGATCAGCTGTCAGCACTGAAACGGTGCCGCGCAGCGCGAGAGCCAGGTTTTCATTGCTGAATGCGTTGAGTGTCATCTTGAGTTTTACAGATGAAACTTTTGTAACTGAGTCATAGTTACCACCACCGCCGCGATAGTTGGGCAGAGACTTTTCTTCCTGTTCGATTGAAACTTCAACGCCGGATGCGTTGCCAACATCCCGGCCGGCAACGTACACGATGCCGGCGCCGATGTACGACTCTTTAACTATTACACTCATAATCTATCCTCGAAGGTTGGGCTGTTTGAAATGGAGATGGTGATCACTGCCAAGCCGTGGTGTTCATGAGCTTCCGGCATGATGAATTTGCATTCTTCGGACTCTGCAAGGCCAAAGGCGCCTTTAAGCCAGTTGGGCCGAGCGGGGTCCCGTTGGTTGGAAAACAGGCTCGAGCGGATTTCTCTGGATAGATTGATCAGCTCGCTGGTAGGTTGGGTAAAACCAGGTATCTTGATGCCGGCGACAATTTGCAAAGTGAGGTCTTCTTTGTATCCAGTTTGCATTCCCGGAACAGATGCTTTGCTTGTGTACGGTTGCAGGAATATGAATTTAGATTCACGCACCAATGACTGGGCATAAAAGCCTTCGCGCACAGTGGCACCCGGCACCAACTGCAGCCGTTCAATAATATCGTTGATCATGGAATGTCCTAACGCTTGGCGTGATGCCGATACCGCTCACGCAAATGGCGGATAATGGGTGGCTCTATGTCATCCCTGATAACACCGAATGAACCGGCAACGCTGGGCCCGTATAGGGTTTTGCGGCCTTTAAGGCTGCGCCAGCGGTTATCACCTTTTTGGCGCGACACCATCAGCTCATTGCCATTGCGGCCAATAAAGGTAAACGCACCTCTGAACCATGTTGGTTTGTTGCGAATAGTGGCTATCGTTATGCCATCAGGAACGGCGCTGCCGCCGCCTTTGCTGGTTCGGGTATTACGGCGGACAATGAATCGGTTTAAAGTGCTGGGGCGATAGCGCCCTGACACTCGCCCCTGCAGAGTTCGTTCGTTAAATGAAACTGACAAGTGGCGGGCAACGTAACTACGCTCGCGAAAGCCGTAACGCTTAAATACTTCGGTAACTGCCAGTTCTTCGCCAAAACGGGTGGCCTCTTTCACAGCCGCAGCGATAGCCGGTGCCTGGGCATTTCGTATTCGCTGCAATTCTCTGGCGACAGCGTTGAACCCCTCAGCTCGAATGCTGGCCATTACAGTTCCAAATAAACATACGTGACAGACACTGCGTCTATTGCCGAAAGCAGAGTCAGTTTCAGTTTGGTGCCATCGGCAACAAAATCCCCAAGTGCATCAATGTCTCCAAGCTCAACAGTGTCGCCGGAGAAAACTTTGCCATCTTGCACTAGAAACTCTGCCTGCATAATTTTTTCAGGCATGTATTCATTGCCTGCTGATGCAGCAATCTCGCCTTTTGAGCCGGCAAGATTCACCAGCCTGACAACGGGCTCAGCGCCGTCGAAAGGCACAACCCTGCACCACTGCTGCCCCATGCGTTCAAACAGACGGCGAAACTTCGCCGCCTGTCTGTCTGCTCTACTCATGGAAAAGAGCTGTTCAATGTCAGACATTGATCTTCACTTCAACAGAAAGCGCGCCGTTACCGGCCGCAGCCCAGGCTTTACCTACCGGGGTGTTATCGGTGGCTGTGGTAGTGATCACCTTGGCAGCGGCATCCCAATACACTTGATCACCTTGGCCAATATCGTCAGCCTGGGCTTTGGCGAGTTCAAACACGCCTTCTGGTATAAAAGTGCCAGGTGTATTTGCCGGAACGTTTGCCAAGGCAACGGCAAGCATTGCGCCAATCAGCACAGGAGTACCACTCACAACAGTCACGGTTGGAGCGTGAGTAATGGTGGTGCCATCTTGAATAAGGTTTTTCATTGGGCTGTCCTTTTAGATTTCGGATATAAAGAAGCCGCCCGAAGGCGGCTTAGTTATGTTGGTGGTCGTTATACGCCGGTGGACTTGGCCAGACCACGGTAATCCAACGGCGCTACACCGGCATCGATACGTACCTTGGTGGCCACGCCATCCACGGTGAAGCCGTCCTGCTGCTCGATGTAAGGGGTATCGATACCATCAAGGTATGCCACCTCAATAGTGTCCTCGCCCAAACCAGCAGCCACGTACCAAGCTTTATCGCTGTTTGTCTTGAGACGGGGTTCTGAGATCACCTCAAGCAAATCTTGAATTGGATTGGCAATTCCGGCATTAACATCAGCACCTTTGACCGAACTGGATTTGACGATCTGCAGCATGGTGCGTTTCAGGTTAGGTGGCACCAAGGCAAAGGCGGGCTGAATATTCAGCGGATCTTCGCCAATCATCTGCGACTCCATCAGTTCACACAGCGCGCTGATGGTTTCAACGCTGGGCGCACCTGAACCAAGGTTCTTGTGATCGGCATGGAACAAGGCCTTGTTATCGCTCATCTTGGGGTTGCCGGTAATAATGGCCCACACCAGGTTGCCAATAGTGCGCTTGGCAGCACGCCCCATTTTTTCTGGTACCGACATCAACATGTTCATGTCATCGTTGATGATGGCCTGACGGGTGATAGAGAAAATTTTGCCATAGGTAGCCAGCATAATTTTTTCGCCGCGGTCAGACAGAGTGGCGTATTTGTACTCGGCCCCCTCTTCAACCTTATCCAGCGCCTTGAATCCATCCAGGCCAACACGGTTGGCAATCTTGAAGTCGCTCAGTTGGCCTTTCTTACAGAAGCGCTCGAAGGACTCTGGCTGTGCTTCCCAGCCCTTGAGCACAGACTTATTGGACACATCCAGCAGGATATTGCCAAAGTCGGAGCTTGAGTGGGTGAATGCCAGACCAACCATCTGCATCACGTTCATACTGGCCACACCAATGCCGCGATCAACCAATGATGCCCTGGCCAGTTCACGCAGGTTATAGCTTGAATAGCCGTTATCCTTTTCATGTTCGCCGTGGCCAGCACGAGCCATAAGGTGAGCGCGAATAGAATCACCCACAATATTGCCGTTGCCGGCATGGATGATCACACTGCGTGGCTGGGCTGCTGCAGGGGTAGTATTCTCACCGAGTTTAGCCAGGATCTTGTCCTTGGCTTTTTCAGCGGTCATTTCAACGTCAGCAATACACTCGTTTTTCAGCTCGGCAAACTGAGGCCAACTGGCAAACAAGGTGTTCAGCCCATCAACCCGGGTGCGGTTCAGCTCAGCAGCGGCAGCATTGATCTGCTCTTGCGTTGGCTGTGCCGATGGCGCTGGCGATGGAGCCGGCTGGTTAACAGGTGCAGGAGTTGGAACATTCTGCGGGTTAGCACTATTGGCCTGCGGTGCCAGCAGGATTTGAAGAGCTTTAGGCATATTGGCGTAATCCTTCATTCGATTGGATTGGAGTGATGCCGCCATTGCGAGCGGCTCGGTAAGCGTGTCAGCAAAACCCTTTTCAACCGCCTCGCGGCCGGTGAGCCAGGTTTCTTCTGCCAGCAGGGCGTGCAGTTGTTCATCGGTCATGCCGGTCTTGTCTCGGTAGGCACCAACCAGATTGCCTTCTACCTTGTCGAGCAGATCGGCATATTTGCGCATATCATCGGCGTCCCCCATGGTGCCACCCCATGGCTTGTGAACCATCATCATGGCATTCTCTGGCATGACTACCTCATCAAACGCCATGGCGATAACCGAAGCCATGGAAGCTGCCAGCCCATCGATGTGGGCTACTTTATGCGCAGGGTAATTTTTGAGGATGTTGTAAATAGCCATCCCTTCGAATACATCACCGCCAGGGCTGTGGATGCGTGCATTAAGCTGAGTAATTTTCCCAAGGTCTTTAAGATCTCGGGCAAACTGTTTGGCGGTTATGCCCCAACCGCCGATTTCATCGTAAATCATCAACTCGGCTTCACCGTTGGCGGCGGCTTTGAGGCTATACCAGCTTTTATCAGGCTTATTTGTCGGTGTCAGTGCGCCTTGCGGCGCGATCAGCGCGGCGCTGGTTAGCGCGGTCGCGCACGCTGCCGCTAGATGAGTTCGTTTCATTTTTAGCTCCGTTGGTTTCTGGGTCTGGATCGTTGGCGGTCAACATGCCGTTATCGCGGTTGTATTCAACTTCTCGGCGGCGCTGACGCTTCACTTCTGCAGGGTTGCGGCCTCGCGCCCTAGCCCACTCGGCCTCTGTCGCAGCATTGCCCGCGATCATCATTTCCCAGCCCTCGGCCTCTTTGCGCGGGTCAATCCACGGCATTGTGGGGCCGTAGTACTGGGCATCAAATAACGTGCGAATATCCAGCTCCCTAGGCAGCTTTAACGGATCAACTTTGTTAAGTTGCTCGGCGACAAGCCATTGGCGATAAACAGGCCGTGACCAGCCGGCGCAAAACCACTGTTGCAAGATGCGGTTTGATTCATCCTGCTCAACCAATTCTTGGCGCTGGCTTGAGTAACTACCGGCATATTCGCGGGCGATGCTTGAGTAGCTGGTACGTGTTCCGGCCGCAGCTGCACGCAACTGGCCATTTCTGAAGTCCACCATGTGGACATTGGGGCGATTGCTCTCAATCATGCCGACATCCTCGCCGGGTGCGAGGTCGTCAAAGGTCATGCCGGGGGCAATCGGGATTTCCCGGCTGCCTCCGTTATTACCAGAGCCGGTGTACATATCGGGGTTGCCGCGCTTGATGTAAAACGCCAGCGCCGCAGCAATCCGCGCCGCTACCCGTTCGGATTCTTCGTAGTCCTTGATATCGGCCAGACGGGTGAGAATGCCGTGAAACACACTCACACCGCGCAACTGATGCAGGCGCTTGAGCTGGGCCAAGTGCATCATGGCCTTGGCAGGGATCTGTTTGGTAACGTGCTTGAACCCCATTACATCAGCGGGGTGCTGCTTGAGTACGTTGTATGCAGTGACCTGGCCCCAGTCGTTCACGGTTAGCCCTTGGCGGATCTTCTTTGCCGTATCGTTGAGCTCATAGGGAACAAAGTCAGGCTCAAGAGCTTCGATAGAGTAAGGGGTGCCCTGTGGATTGGGGTGAATAAGGCTAGGGATTTTGCCAACCACATGCTGGCCGAAACATTCACCATCACGCAGCGCAGTGCGAAGCACCAAACGCTCAAGCTCTGGACGGGTGTAGCGCCCTGTTACATCAGGCTTAAGACTCCAGGCAGCAAAGCGGCGCGCCAGTTCTTCGGCAAAGTCGCCGAGTATATTGCCCGCCATGTCTTTTGGCTGCGGCTCCACCACAATGCCATTGGCGCCGACCACCCTCTCTTCCAGCCGGTCGAGAATGCCGATACTGAGATCGTGGTTTTCATCCAGCCAGCGTGCTTGCTCTCGCAAGTTTTTGCCGGCGGCGAATACAGCCTGGTTTGCACCTCGGCCTTCACGCTTGCCCTTATGAGTGCGGCTTGGGCTAGCGGCTTCATACGCCCTGATATTCTGGTATTGCAGTGTGGAAACAGCACGTTTTAGCGCCCACGCGGGCGAGACTGTGACAATGATGTCATTGAGCCAACTCATGAATGCCCTCGGGTTTGTGTTGATTTAATTGAAAGTGGCCAGGCTGGCACCACCACGTTGGCGCCCTATGGATGCCAACCGCCGTTCCCATTCCTGACGGCCTTTGCGAATGGACTCCAGATCTTCCATTGCCATCTGCTTGCCGTTGATAGTGGTGGACTTGCCATCCAACACATCAATTTCAGCCTGCAGATAAACGGCAATCATTTTCTCGATTTGCTCTTTGTTCACAGCCAGCCTCCACCGGACGTTTTCAGCCAGCCATTGCTCTCGCTGGATTTTGTTTTTTGGGGTTTGGGTTTTGGTTGGGTATGCTCAGGCTCAGGTTCACTTTCCTGACTTACGGCCTGCAGGCTTAGCTTTTCGAGATCTATGCCGAAACGCTCAATGGCGATATAGAGCGCGGCCAGGGCATACACAAAGCAGTCCAGCGCTTCATTACGGCGATTCCCGTTGTCCCAGCGATAAACTATCTTGCCGTCCCTACGCTGAGGGATCTTGCGTTCTGATGTCAGTTGCTGCAGCTCGGTTTCATCGCAGATACTGTCATCCATTGGTAGGTGGATGGCATTTGCCTTCGGAACAGATGGATCAGGCTGGATTAACAAGTGAGACATCAGCTGTTCTTTGGCACCATCGGTACCAATTTCAGTTAGGTAAACTCCTTTGCGATTTCGCTTGCGAGGGAAATTGGCAATAGGCTTGCCATAGGTTTTTGCACCAAAGATAGGGATAACCCTTTGGATACCCATACGCTTTGACATTGAGACAACTGTATCGTGGTAGTGACCACCGGTATCCCAACAAATAATCCCGATGTTCAAAATGATTCCATCGGCACGGGTATAAGTTCTATTTAACCTATCTTCAACCCTGCCCAGTAGTTCATTGTCATCAGGACGGCCGTGAAGAATGAATCGATCAATCAACCACTTTTCTTTGTTGGCTCCCCAGCCCCAAATTCTGCCTTCATAGCGATTGTCTTGAGTATCAACACCTGCTGTGAGATAAACGACACGCTGCGGCATCTTGCCATCCGGATACATTTCCCGGCGGCGAAGAAGATCTTCCCATTCCAGCTTTTCGCCGGTGTCATCATCCCAGGGTTGGCCTAGCTTGGTATTGACGAATGTTTGCAGCTTTTCTTTGTCGTCCTTGGCCTTGTAGAAGTCGGTCACCAACTTTCGCCAACTTGAAAGGGGGTTGTAGGCCGACCAAATGTAGATAGCTATGTTTTCAGGGGTGGCTATCTCGCGGCCTTCGCTGTCGAAGAACGCCAGAAAATCTCTAGTCCAGATGCCTGTTTTTTCGCAAATCCACTTGGCATCAGGGTGTTCCTGCATGGCCGTGAGGCATTTGTTTTCGATTACGCAGGCGCAGTGTTCACACAGGTAATAGGCGGTTTTGGGGTCGTCCCCATGCCACTTGATACCAAAGGGCTCGTCTTTGCCACCCCACTTAAGCCGCTGTAACTCACCGCAGTGAGGACACGGCAAATAGAAATGAAAATGGTGAGGGCTTTCGCTGCAGGCCTTCTCCATTTGACAGCGGCCAAGTATCTTTGGCGTTGAACCACGGATAGACTTTGGAAACACCGACAACTCAACTCGAGTATCACCAAGCCCGGTAGCGTTGCCTTCATGCTCAATGGATTCATCGAAGCCGGCCAACTCATCGTAAATCACATCATCGGTTGATATTTCACGATAGTTGGCAGCAGCCGTGCCACCTCGAACCATCAAGGTTTTGCCGTTGGAAAACATCTTATCTTCCAACGTGCTGTCTTTATGCTTCTTCCCCAGCCATGGCGCAAGAGCGCGCCATACTGGAATGTCCCGGATAGCCGTTTCAACGTGCTTCTTCATAAAGCTGACGGCTTGCTTATCGCGGGGCTGATAGATAAGCACATTGCGCTTTTTGTGCTCTATCTTATAGCTGGCATTGGCCATCAGCATTTTGGTGTAACCAACCCGCGCCGACTTCATCACATTCAGAGTGGTGATCAGGTCGTTACCCATGGCATTGAGAATGCCAACCTGGAACGGCAGACTCTTCCACTTACCCTCTGAGTAACTGGACTCAGACGACATATAAAAATGCTCATCGGCGTACTCAGCGCATGTCATCCTTGGCGGGCGCCACATGGCTTTGAGTCCAGCAGTAACCGCAGCTTTCAGATTGTTAATCTGTGCTGCGGAGATATTCATCCAGATAATCCTCTATACGTTCCCCGATGCCTGACGCGATATTGCCCGCCTTGATGATTTCGGCGCGCATGGTTTCCAGTTGGTGTTCGTCGGTGTCGGGGTGTTGCCTTTTGACAGTGAGCGGTGCCTGGTCGAGGATTGGACCAATTTGCACCGCTATTTTGTTAAGAAGGAAAGTGGCGAAACCAACCTCTACCACTAACTTTCGGTCCTTTTCGTTTTTAAGTTCTTGCCCGTCTGCCTGGGCCTTGGTCAGACGCCAGCGCTCAAAGTCGAGGTTTGGCTTTTCGGGATCATCCTCTGGTACTGATGCAGCAAACTTTCGCTCGGCATGGCCTACTCTGTTGGCCACTACATCGGCCACGGAATATAAACTCTGACGGCCGTGCTTTTTGGTAACAGGAACTCCCCACTTATCGAATGCCGTGGTACTTATGCCCAGACTCTTGCACAGATCGGTTTTGTTCAGAAGAACGGCAGCGTCCTCCTGAGGTTTTATTCTGGCCATTAACTGCCATCCAGTTTTTCCAGTTGTGCATTGAGCAGCTTTGTTTCCAAAGAGTGGCGCTCCGCATCCCGGCGATCACGCCTGAATTGATAGAGCCAATTCACAGCCCAGGTAAAAAGTGCCAGCACTATACCCAGCAACAAGGCAATATCGTTCAGCGTTAATGCGCCACCAATTGCACTGAGTAGCGATGACAGATAGCTGGCAATGCTGAATCCCTTTTGTGTAGCAGCATCACTGTTTATCAGACTCATTGGCTTTCTCCTGTCGCCAGTTATGTAATGCCTGCCAATCCACATTGCAGCGAATCAGGGAAGCGATAAGCTTGTTGGAGTAGTTATAGAGATCGGGGTTGATTCGCCCCTGATAAACCGGGATTTCGCAGCTGCTCATCAGGGATTCCGGTGGCAGTACATACACTGTCTCTGTGACCGTTACCGTTCGCACAATAGGAGGTGTGCCAGAGCAGCCGGTTAAGCTGAGCAGGAACAGCAGTGACAGCCCAAGCAAGCGCTTCTTCATCTTCTGGATCCTCGAGTAGTTCTTTTGTCGCCTGTTCAACTGCTTCAGCATCAGCCGCAGACGCTAAGCGACTTCGCTCCCGTTCACCAAGCAACCGCGCCAGTTGGTTGGCATTGCGCCTGAGATCTGCTTTATCTTTCTCAGCCAGTAACAGGCTGGCCGTGACCGAATCCAAATCAGTCTGCAATGTGATTTGCTTTGATTCAGCTTTCTCGATGTTGCCATTGAGTGTGGCGACTTCAGCTTTCGAGAAGGACAACGCCACGCCAAGCCCAACGCAGGCCAGGATCAAAACGCCAATCACGTAGAGTTGCGCGCTGCCAACTCCACCTTTCAGTAATTTCAACATTGGTTAACTCCTGTAGACAAAGTTCGCGCTCAGCGGAGCGGCGCTTTACAAGCCCTGGAAGGATCTCGCCTTTTGCATAGACCCAGCGGCTAAGTTCATTGCAGGCACCAGAGTGATCACCTGCAAGCAGCTTCTTTCGTAGTGTTGACGTTCTGAACGCTTCAGCACCAACGTTATAGATGAACGACAGATAGGCGGCTTTCTCACTGTCAGTTAATTGAACTGGAACCGTGTAGTGGTGTAGTTGCCGGGCAGCAACATCTAAATCATCAGCGAGCTGCGCCAGGCATTGCTGCTCAGTAAAGAACTGGCCCAACTCGAGTTCAGCCCCTGTGTGCCCATAGCAGCTAGTTAGAATGCCAACGGGATCCACATAGGTTTCAAGAACGCGGCCCTCATGCTCAGCAATAAAAACGCCACCGGTTAGGGTGGCGCCAGATAAACCTGCAGCAATTAAATATTTCCGAAGACGCATTTTTTGATCCACATGCCCCAAGACGCTTGTTTTTTGTTCAGAAGCCCCAATATCCACTGTGTGACAATTGGTCACGTACTATGAGTAAAAACAAATGGCGACAAATATTCGCGGCAATAATGATGGTGAACACGGTGAGAATGACTCTTACACAATCCATGGACGTGGAGTTGTTGACAGAGACACCCTGGTGAATGAAGTCAACAATGGTCAACACCCAAACCACCACGTCGTAAATGTGAACGGTCAAGAATACGTACGTTCAAACCCTGACTCTACTGAAAGTAACAATATAAACAAGGACTAAGAGTCATTAGATTTGAGTATTCAGCAGTTACTCAAATCACTTTTACATGTTTCTTCTACAAAACCTTCCCAGTTGACAATTGCGGTTTTGACTTCTGGCGAGCATGCCATAAACATAGCGATTTTCGGGGGGCAAAAAAAACCCTTTTCTGTCCGTTTTAGTCCTAGATCTGCCCCATTTGATAAAAGCGGTTTGAAAGTTGTGTGTTAACACACAAATAAAAAGCCCGCAGGAAAGGGCGCGGGCTTCGGTTTACTAATGACAGGAGTCTAAATCTGTCACTGAAAGCCTAATACAAAACAAAACGTATGCAAAAGATCGGCGTGATCAAAAAAGGATCTGCAAAGTTGGTGTATCAGCGAACAATGAACCAGGCGAAAACCCATCAGCATTTTTACATTTACAATCAACAGATTGTGATACAGAGAAGGCACCTTTTCTAGATGCCTATAATCAATGGTTATAAAACAACAACCAACCGCCAAAATTTTTCATATGTAGTGAAGGATTGCGAGTCCCCGCCCCCGCATCACAGACGGCCAGAAGGACCCGCGAATTCTGTTATCAATTTACCTAAATCATCTAAGAGATTGAAACTGAAGCCAATAACTCGCTTAACTTCCGCATTGAAAATCTCAAGATTAATTTGATGGAGTACCCCTTCATCATTTTTGTTACTGCTATAGATTAACAGTCTGGAGCCCATGACGTCGAAATCTTGTAGTTTTTCAATCTGCGTTAAGCCTATATACCCATGGATTTTAGCGGCTTTAACATGATCCATTAGAGCAACATCATTGTAGTATGAAGCAAAATCTTCTTGGTTATGCTTAACTTTAGTCTGAGCTTCAATTATGAAGTCGAGCCTATCGGTAATTGCATCCATACATTTATCTATCCGCTGTATCCTGACAGTTCTATACCAAGATTTATATGTATCGTAAGCAAAACCAACAGCCAGTATTGTTCCCATTGAACCAATCAGATTGAATGTACTAACAAAAGCACTAAACTCCTCATCACTGATAAAAGAAAACATAGATAGCGCGACGACAACACACGCATTAAAAACTATACCAAGAACAAACCATTTAAACCGTTTCATCATCTAACCAACACCATTTCAGCCCGTCTTAACCAAAACAGGAACGTCTTACGGCTATCAAATCCAGCAAGCGCCCAGTTCCCTCTGCAGAAGTAATGTGCCCGAATAGCGCGGCGGCAATCAGTGCCCAGTCTTTCCACTTTCCGGTCATAACGTAGCACGTACGCAGGCGGTTGAATATCCCGCTCACTCACACTAACCATCTGGATTATCGGCTCTTTTAACTTATCGCAAGCACTGCGGGCTGCATACCCCTTGCCATACTCATGCCTGAGCCACCAATTAGCCCACGCTCGCAATTCAAGGCGGAGCTGCTTCATGTTCATCAGCGCTTCATGCTGCGCATCGTGCTTATGCTGCATCGGCCATCCCTCTTAGGTTGAACAAGTCCAGGGCAAAAATATCAGCACAGATGGCGCAGAGGTCGTCATACGGTACCGGGCTTTGTCCCTTCTCCCAGCGCCGATAGGTTTTGACATTCACCCCGTAGGCGCTTGCCACTTCCTCCTGGGTCATTTGGCGCAATCTCCGACCCATTGCCAGCAGTTTTGCCCCTGATGCTGCCGCCGCTTTTGTCATCCTAAAACGCCCCTTTTCGTGCAATTGCATCCTCTTTTGACAATGATGCAGTGATCATCACAGCCACCCGCTTGCAATCTGACTTTGCCCGTTACCAAGATCTGAATGCGATCTAGGGATTATCTCGGGCGCGATCTGATTAAATCCGCGCTCAATCAAATACTGGTGATACTGCTCAAGTGCCTGGCTCACCCCTGCATTAAGGGATGACTGAACATAGGTACGCAAAAGCACAGGCAGGGAGTGATTGAGCAACAACTCACCGATAACGGTATCAATACCAATCTCAGCAATAATGGTGCGAAAAAGCCGCCTGATATCGTGTGAAGTGAAGTATTTAAAGCGCAGGCCAACAGACCAATCCTGAGCAGTGCGCACAGCAATAGGCGCCTGCCCACGGCCGGGGAACAGCCAGGCACGCTTGCCAACATTGGCCAACTGCCAGCGGCGGTAATGATCAATCAAAGCCCGGGCAGATTTGGTCAACGGCAACCGCAACTCATTACCGTTCTTGGTGTTTGACGGCGGTATCACCCAAACATCGCCGGTGAACTGGTCCCACCGAGCTTGGCGGGTTTCATTGATACGGGTCCCAAACATCATCATCAACACAAACAGCATGGCCTGAACCATCACAGTCTCTGATAACAGCTTGAACAGCTCGCCAAGGTCAGAGTCATACAGCCTCGCATCCAAAGCCTTGGGCAGCCTCACACTGGGCTTGAACCCGGCCAAAGGATTGCTATCGAGCAAGCGCAGCCCAGCGGCCGAACAGAACGCTGTCTTTAGCTTACTAACCACCTCCACCACATAGCGGGGCGAATACCCATCAGCCAGCATCGACTTAACCAGCGCACTATCCAAATCACTCCAACTCAGTGATGCCAGCGGCAACTGCCCAGCTCTTGGGATCAAGTGCCTGGTAACTATCGAACGCACATTCCGGCGCCAACTCACACTCATAGTCGTGTTATCTGCCACATGCCCGGCATACCAGGTAACCACATCAGCCACAGTCACAAACTGCCCAAACATAACTTCACCTCCGGCAGCTCGCTCGGCCAGAGTTGCCGGCAGCTGCTCCAAAAACGTATCGATACACAGATCCGGCCAAGTGCCCACCTTGCGCCATCGAGTCACGTTTTGCTCATTGAACACCAGAAAAATACTCGCCTTGGTGCGCTCACCATTGGCCCGCAGCCTCACTGTCGGATACTGAGGATCCCGATAATCCCGGGTAACACCGCCACTCAACCAACGGCGCAGCGGCGCCCGTTTCAGCTTGCCAACTTCAACACCGCTCGCCATCAAGCCACCATCCTGTATTCATAGGTTTTGTTCGTACCCTGGCGAATGCGCTTCATCCGCTTTTCGGCGGGTAACTCACGCCAACGGGCACTCAGAGCTGTTTCGCTGTCAAAGCTGCCGAAACGGCGGCGGCACTCGTCCTGAACCTCAAACAGGGTCCACCATCTGCCACCGCTCAAGATATCCTCCAGCCGCTGGCGCTGGGTTGTTGGCTTCTGGGTACTCATGCTGCCCTCCTGCTTCGATATTGAGTTGCGTACTCGTGCAACCAAGTGTTGGCGTCACGGCGTGAATCACGGTTACCGCGCCCGGCCATGTAACGGCGTTCATACTCACCACAAACCCAATGCAGATCAGCCTCTGGTATCACCCGCAGCCGCTCGGCAATGAATGAGCGGTCAGAAGTGCCGCCTCGATAGTGGTAAAGCCTTGGGAACGTCAAATACGGATTAGCCGGGCTGCCAAGGGCAGGTTCACGGATCACCGCGCAATCATTCGCGGCCGGGCTGGCCACAATGCCGCTGTAAAAATCCGGGGCATCGGCCCCCAAATCATGCCGCCTCATGGTTGCCTCCCCGCCCTCGATAACTCTCCCAATCAAACTTAACCGCCATGCCAACGGCCTCTTTCAGGCGTTCATAGCCCCTCTCGCCAAGCACATCGCGCAGGCCTTGGCCGTCAAGATTGGTGATAAACGAGGTAGCCCTGTTGCCGTACAAGCGGCGATCTATGATGCGGGTTAACCACAGCCGCTCATCGTCGCTACTACGCTGCAAGCCAATCTCGTCAATAATCAACAGCTCAGGCCTGCAAAAGTCTCGCAGCAGCTGTTCTTCGCTGGTCTGCCCTCGGTAGCAACTGCGAGCCCTGTCCATCAAGTCCATTACGCTCATCATCACCACCGTGTGGCTGCGTTTCATCAAAGCATTGGCAATGGCGCTGGCAACATGGTTCTTGCCGGTACCCGGGTTGCCATAAAACAAAAAGCCACGCCCGGTAGACGAAAACTCAGCAAAGCGCGTTAAAAACCCCTTGGCAGCGTCAACCGCCTGATACTGGCCCTTGCAGCTGCAGCGGTAGTTATCCAGAGTGCAGTCTAGAAAACGCTGATTCAGGCCGGACTGCCCCACCAGTGCCGCCGCTCTGCGCGCCTTGTGCTCGCTGGATATCCGCTGCTCATCCTCCAGCCTCATCCGCTCAATCACATCACGCGAGCAGGGTTCAATATGGGCCGGGGCATTCAAGCGTTGCAGCATCTGCTGCAATGATTGCGATTTATTCACCGTTACCTCCCCAATGATCAAAATCATCCATGGCAGGAACGCCGCTATGCTCAGGTACGTTTGCGACACCTCCGCCACCAACCAACCCGCTGTTTTGCAGCCAGCGGAACTCAAAACCAACCCATCCGCGCACAACGCAATAACCCAGGCAATCGTCAACACTAAAGCCATGCTTGGCAGCCTCGTGCAGCTCCTTGCCAAGCCTATTAACCGCTGTTTGGGTCAACTTGGCCCGCTTGCTCTGCCTGACAACAATCCAGTCATCAAACACCTGCTGCGAAGGCACGCCAGGCCACTTCGAAAAATCGAACTGGGTAACAGCACTTTTTGAGCGCTTCGCGCGTTTATTCTTTATAGGTTCATTGACTGGTTCAAAAGAGTGACTGGTTCTAGTGTCATCTGCTGGCATAGGGGGTATGTCACCTGCTGGCATACCCTCTGCCATCTGCTGACATACCCCTGTGCTATCTGCTGGCATAGGTATGTCATCTGCTGGCACAGGTTGTTGCATGCCATGCTCGGCGTGCTCAACCTTGGGTTTTGGGGGAAATTGCAGACGATAAAGATTCGACTGGTGACCCAGTTCATTCTTGCGATGGGTAATCGACAGGTAACCGGCCTTATCCAATGCAGCAATATGGTTTCGCACTGAGCTGTGCGAGATCTCGCATTGGTCGGCAACATGCTGGTAACTCGGCCAGCACTCGCCGTGGTCATTGGCATTGTCGGCAAGCTTCAACAGCACCAGCTTGCGCAAAGGGTTACCAACCTTGGCCCGCATGGCCTTAACCATAAGCTCCATGCTCATACGTCACCGCCTTGCGCCAAATTGACGCACATCAATGGCTTGGCTATGATGACCAAGCCTGAACTCAGGTAAGCGCCCGCTGCTGTCACTAAACTAACGCGGGCGCTTCTGTTTTTGTGGCTCATGCTGCCTCCGGTCCATCGTCAGGCAAACGGCAGCCTGCGTCATACAAACGGGCGCAAATGCCGGTAAAGCTGGTTGAGTGAGAACGCGCCGCAATAGCCGCCATTTTGGCTATCTGCTGCTGGCGCTCACTGTCTTGCTGCGTAAGCTTTTGGCGGTTGGCCATAAACTCAAACGCCTCGCGTTCCTCTGCCGTTTCGATGCTGATAACATTGCCTTCGCTCATATCGCCTCCAATCCCAACGTCTTGCGCAACGTAGAGCGCAACACTGCAACAAACTCATGCCAGGCCAGCGCCAACGCTTCACGCTGTTCCATTTCGTCAATCACCCGGTCAAGTTCCAGTGATGCCGCCCTGAATGCGTCTATCGCCAGCCCTCTCTCAATTGAGTTTGCCGGCAGCTCAATCGCCACTTGATAGGCCACCACAGTCGCGGCATATGCCCTGCCAATCACCGCCAAGGCGCCGCGCGAAAACCCGCAGCAGGTTGCCTCGCGCCAAGCGTTAACGTTCTCAGCCTGCATTTGCGGGTAAATATCGAGTTCAATCAGATCAAGCTCGTCCATGCTTCCTCCTGTTAATCCATTCAAAATCATCACGGCAATCCGCATCACAAAAACGGGCCTCAGCGGCAACCGGAGCACTGCAATACAAACAGCGGCCGGTGTTTGCAGCTGTCTGCACTGGCTTCCTTGCTTTGGCTATTGCCAGGCTGTCAAACAGCTCAGATACCCGCTGGGCTTCGTCTGCGTCGTTACTCATTGGCGGTGGCTCTGCCAGCGCGAAGGAAAGAAAACTCGGCTTCCAGCAATTGAATACTGGCCTCAGTCGTCGCCCGCGATTCCCTCAGCTCACGGTGGCATTGAATAACCTGGTCGCGGGTCGGCTGCGAGCCAAGGGTAATAACCGCAATCTGGGCTTCGCTGTTTTCCTTGGTGAGAATTGCCGCCACCCTGCCCGGCTCCAACTGCCCGCCAACAAGGCCCGAGTCTGCAACTACCGTTACCCCTATCGGGCCATACACATCATTCAGATAAGCCATACGCAAATGCGTTGGCATAGCGGCAAGCAAAGCTTGCTCTACATGGAACAAGCGTTCCGGGTTTGGATGGCACTCTTGATACTGGCCGAGCCAGCGGAAAATCTTCTGGGCATTGATCCTGGCATCGTTGTAAGGGTCGTCGGTTCGCGCAAAGCTTATCCCCTCTCTGGCCAGTGGCTGTTTTAGACCCAGGCGCTCAACAACCTCCACAACACTGGCCGCCAGTGACGCACGGCTCACCTTCGGCAACTCCAACCAGCGGTGAATGGCAACCATTAGCAGGTCAAGGCGTGATTTGTGTTTCATGGCTAAACTCCCTTTTAGAGATACGGTGATTAGGCGGCTTGATTGAGCTGCAATTGAACCAACAACGGATCGTTTGCTTTCAAAGCACCATTAGTAATCTTCTCCAAAAGAAGAGCTTGCAAGCGCGGAACGTTCTCGCCCCATTGCGAAACTGACGCCTGAGAGATGTGTAAGGTTTGTGCTAGTTTTTTGCGACCAGCCTTGTCATCACCACCAAAGTGGTTAATCGCATCCAGTGTTTTCATAAACAAGCCTCGACTTAGGTTTTCTTAAACTTAAATCTTCGGAAAACCTAAGTCAACTTGATTTAAGATAACTTAAACGCTCCATTGAGCACAAAAAGGTGAAATCAAATGCAGACACTGGGAACTCGGATCAGATTAGCAAGAAAAAACGCCAAGCTGACGCAAGTACAACTTGCTAAAAAGATGGGTGTTTCTGGACCGACAGTCTCTCAATGGGAATCAGATGACTTCGCACCGAAAAACATGCTTCTGCTTGCAGAGTGTTTACATACCAGCACGGATTGGTTGCTGTATGGTGTAGAGCAAGATAACAAACCCAAAGCAGATGGTTCATTTGAAGGTAAGCTCAGCACTTGGGATGACAAAACACCGCTAGATGCAGATGAAGTTGAAGTCCCCTTCTACACTGAAGTTAACCTCTCGGCGGGTAATGGCTTTATTGCAGATGTGGAGAACCACGGCCCCAAATTACGCTTTTCAAAGTCTACTCTACGTAGCCAAGGGGTCGAGCATGAAGCGGTGGCTTGCGTAAAAGTGTCAGGCAACAGCATGGAGCCAGTGCTACCAAACGGAAGCACTGTGGGCATTGATACCGCCAACAAAACAATTGTCGATGGAAAAATGTACGCCCTTAATCACGATGGCATGTTACGAGTTAAACTGCTATATACCCTACCAGGTAACGGCTTACGCCTGCGCAGCTATAACCAAGATGAATATCCCGATGAAAGCTATAACGGCGATCAAGCTAAAGTGATTACCGTTATCGGTCGAGTGTTTTGGTATTCGGTTCTTCTATGAAAAAGAGTGGGTCTAACCCCACTCTCCACATGATTTAAGCTACTAGCTTCAGGTGTGAAGTAACAACATTCCTTAGTTCAATAGGCAGAGTTTGAACTATTTTCTCCACATCAATACAATTATCTAAGCTTGAAATATTTCGTTTGAACTGCTTAATTAACTTTTCGTTTTCATTTTGCAAAGACCACTGAACTTTAAACCTACCCCCATTAACACTTTGTTCGATTTTCTGCAAATTTTTATTTAAATCGTATACATAGCGCATTTTGTGTACGCTCTCTTCGGTAGATATATCGTCAAACTCAATGAATTTGACCACCATAATGACAGAAGAGCTTGTTTTAGAAAGACTTATATCTTGATATTGTTCTAGAAAAATAGCGTCAGCAACTTCAGAAGGCTGAATACCTGAGAAAATGTTCAAATTAACAATTTTTTCAACTATTTTATTGATTTCATTTAATAATTTCATTTTAGCATCCTCCGTAGCTCGTTTACTATGACATCAATGTCATCTATCGACTGCTTTAGAGTTTCATTGTCCCGGTCACCTACCTTACCGAAGCGAGAGTATAGTTTACTATTGATGTAAATCACAAGCGCCGCATCATTAGTCATCGTAGGTTTTATTTGATAAACATTTCTAGCAAACCTTGGAGCTATATCAACCCCTTTCTCATCTAACCCTATATCTGCCAATAAGTTAGTAGCTTCATCCTGTGCTTTTTTTGTCAAAATTGCCCGCATTTCTTTTCTGGCTTGATGAGGACGTTTAGCGACAAGATCAGGATCGATTTCATTATCTGCAACGTTTTTAGTTTCTTTACGTAATAAGGTCTCTTTCAGAATTTCTAGATCATCATCATCAAACGTACTCAACGCTCCGGATAACTTCACATCATTTATTTTACGTTCGACCGTCTCACGTATTTGCTTCCTTTTTTCTTCAAATAGCTTATTAAAATCAAGATCTGCAAGATAAGAAGATTGCGAACTCACGAATGATTCGTCTACACTTATACCGGCTAAGGATGAATCTCTTTCCCTATATTCTGAATCCAGAACCTCTTTAGGATATTCTTTCACCCTTTGATGTTTCGCCCTATCAACTTCATTTTGAAAAGAAGCCCACATAATATCTAATCCGGTCTCTTCGTGATATATGACGACAGCATTATTATCAATGGTAAAATCAGTTATTTCTTCATCTGGAATGGCTCTAAGTACACGGCCAACAACTTGCGCAAAAGCATTAATACTTCTGTATGGCCTAAAAATTGCCAAAATAGACAAATACTTATGATCATACCCCTCCATCAGCATATTAACAGAAACAACAACATCACACTGATGTGTATCTATCTGCTTGAAAGACAATTCGATATCAGCTTGTTCCATTTCACTATGCACAATGACTGTTCGTAAACCTGCATCCTGATACCAAGATGCAATATCTTCTGCATGTAAAATACTACAACCAACAGCGAGTATTTTGTGAGGAACATTTGGCGAGCTAACACGAAGTTCTTGCAACCTCTGTATACTATGGTTAATAACATCAAGTGAACACTCTTTAGATAAAGCAACTGATCTTTCGAGCCACTCTCTATCTTTAAGCTCAATTACTTCTTCTTTAGTAAGGTATTTACCTGGCATGTCTTTTATTGTGAAAAACATAGTATGTTCATTGACTGTTTCTTTTCTAAGCCACTTAACATATTTATCTCTCATAACCTCAGACAAATGAGTTTCATGAATTTTCTCACCAGGGATATCTCTATTATCACCTCTGAATGGTGTACCAGTAACATGTAACTTTTTAGCATTATTGAAATATGACAACACTTCATCCCAACTATTGGCAGCTGCATGATGTGACTCATCGACAATAATCATATCAAAAAAATCATTAGGAACTCTATTAACTAAACCACCTTCACGATTAGATGTCAATTTATGAATATTTGAATAAATAATGTTACTTTCTTTTAGATGTTGATCTGATATTGAACTTTCATATTCATTAATTACAGGGATGTCATCAATACTAAATAAAACATCAAAGTTAATCCAAAAGTTATCACTTAATAACTCCTGAGTTTTTCTGATACTTTGCTTTGTAACAAGACCAGGAGTAATAATTAACACTCGTCCTTTTGAAACACCAAAAGGAGCTATACTAATTAGGCCAGACTTGCCAGTCCCTGTAGGTAAAACAACTAATGCTTCACCTGACGGATTACTTGCAAAATATTCATTAATATTTATGTATGCGGCAATTTGAGGAGTTCTTAATTTGTTATTTCCTAAAATGTTTGCAGGCGTATCGATAAAATATGATAAATTAGCGTCCATCTACATGTTCCTTATAAATATTACTCTTAATTTAATCGTCAGCTATTCACATTATTTTTAGAGAAGCAAAAACACATTAAGTCATTTAAAATCAGAATGTTAGAGTTCATCATCACCAAGACTTAGTAGAATTTTCTCTCTTAACTCACCGTAATTTGTATATACAGAGCTATAGTTACCAGGTCCATTTTCATAGTGAATTGTTGCATACCCAGCCTTATGAATAAAATTCCCACCAATGCTCTTTAGCTCAATAAGAGTACCACTTTCCAATTCGATTATTCTTTGAGCATCTTCAATCGAAAAATTTAAAGTGTAAGTGCAGAAATCACCAGGGTCATACATTGAGACAAGAACACTCACGCCATCTACCTCCCATCAATTTAACTACTGAAAACACATTGATGCAATTTTCAGTCTCACAACTTAGGTTTTCTTAAAAAACACGTTGACAAAAATCTTTGGTTTTCCTAACCTGAAATTAAGATAACTTAAGAGTATTGCAAAAATGCCAATTCTGACCACCAACCCAAGCACCGCGAAGGAACGCGCCGAACACCACTTGTTAGTGTCACTGCGCTTCGCCTGCTTGATGACCAAGCACAGTAATCCAATGGACTGCCCACGGGTAAAGCAACGCGTGGCAGAGTTGGAGCGTTACCTCTACCAACACCACCCAAGCCAACGGTTCGACCAGGTATATGTCGATTGCGCTGGCGAGCTTGGTGAAAGCTTTGCCCTTCGGGTACACAGCCAAAACTACCAAGCCACTATCTGGCGCAGCCATCATCATGCAGCCGCTATCACACCGCTGTTTAGCAACGCTATTGCGTAGGAGGCCGACATGGACTGCCAATCAACTCGCACCCGCACTGCCCGTAAACCGCACCAATGTTGTGAGTGCCACAGCACCATCAACCAGGGCGAGCAATATGCCTTTACCTCAGGTGTATGGAACGGCGAACCCGCCAGTTTTAAAACATGCCATAACTGTTGGGAAATACTCGCGCAAACATCACGTTATGTGAATTTAACAGCAAGTGAATGTGATGACTATCCCTACTTTGGTGGATTGGTTCAATGGTTTGATAACCGCATTACCTGCGACTTCCAAGGCGAGGCCTTTGTTTTGGAAATGGCCGAGGCCATCCAAGTACCGCCACAGCAGTTAGCCACCCTACTCTGCATTGAATTAACCAAGGAGGCAGCGGCATGAAGGGCGAACACATCTTCAAAACCTTAATGGGTTGGGTGCTACTCAAGCCGCTGGAGCAACAAAAGGAGTCGCAATGAATACTGTGTTTTTACTGATGGCTGAGCACAGCGCGGCCATTGTCCCGCTGGAGTCTATTTGCGAGAAGTATTTTGGCATGAGCACCACCACGGCAGCCAAAAAGGCCAAGGCCGGGTTGTTGCCGGTGCCTGCGTTCCGCGGGGGCGAAAGCCAAAAAGCCACTTGGCTGGTAAACCTCACCGACCTGGCGGCATACCTCGATAAAAAGCGCGCAGCGGCAGCAGCGGATCAGGTTGAAGCAGCGTAAGGAGAACGGCAATGAAACACCTCATCCCCGGCATGGAAAGCCAAGAGCGCTTTGAGCTGCTAATCAGCTTCACCGATATCACATCAGAGCCAATGATCAGCGCCTTGCAGGATCACTATGTGAAGGGGCACCCGGCCAGCGTGGCCGCCAAAATTAACGGCATAGACCCGGGCAACCTCAGCACTAACCAGAAATCAATGGAACAAGTTGCCGCCCGCATCGAGCGCGTGAAGGAGCTCGACTGGCAACGCTTTGGCTATAAGGCAACGAATAGTTGTGGGTTAACCAACAAGGAGGCGGCTCGATGAGTTACCAAATTATCTATGCTGACCCGGCCTGGAAATTCAACGACCAGAACCAGAACGGCAACCGAGGCGCCAGCTGTAAGTATGACGTTATGAGCCTTGAGCAAATGAAGGCCATGCCGGTTGCTGATATGGCGGCAGCTGATTGCACCCTGTTCATGTGGCACGTTCCCGCCATGCCATTGGAGGCACTGGAACTGGTAAAGGCTTGGGGGTTCACCCTTAAGACCATGAAGGCATTCACCTGGGTAAAGCTGAACAAACGCTTTTTCAACAACCTGCAGCGTGAATTTAGAGTCAACCAGATTGACCTGCAAACCATGCCGGAAGAACAACTGCTGCAGTTGCTGATGGCCGCTACCAAGATAGGCCTCGGGCACTGGACCCGAGGCAACACTGAGGATTGCCTGATTGCTGTCAGGGGTAAGCCCAAGCGTCAGGGCAAAGGTGTGCGGCAACTCATTATCGAACCGATACGCGAGCACTCACGGAAACCGGATTGCACCAGAGACCGCATTGTTGAACTGATGGGTGATCTGCCGCGGGTAGAGTTGTTCGCCCGTCAAAATCACCCAGGGTGGCATGCATGGGGTAACGAAGTTGAGCACTCAATCCCATTACTCACTGCCGGCAACAAAGCCGCTTAAGGAGACGATATGGACCAGATAGCAGAACTCTACAAACAAGGCCTGAGCTTTGAACGAGTAGCCGCTGAACTGCAGTTGCCTGTGCATCGAGTAAAGCGCCACCTGCAAAGCTTGGGGATCACCCGCTCACGTATCGAGGCGGTGGCCATGGCAAACAAGCAGCAAGAGCAACGGCCGAGTTACTTAGACGTGGCAGAACGAAAGGAGGCGGCGTGATGGATTACCAAGTTGATATTGAGTTGTGCATTTTTCTGTTTGTGTAATTTCCATCACCGGTGATGAGCCGGACGCAGTTGATGAGGATATCTCAGAACGCGGGGCAGATACGTAGTTTATACACCTTCCTGAACACAAGAAGCCATGGCAAGGGGTGTACACACTTCGCTGTAATGTGAGTGACGGGCAGAATGGCCTGTCAGATCAAGTCTGAGCTAGTACATATAGTGTGTGTACATATAGTGTGACTTGACCGTAGTCCTACACTTGACGCCCCCACAACTCACTTTTGAACAGAACCTTGCCAGTGACTTTGCTAAATTAGCATTAATCGGATTATATGGGATATTGCAAAACTTCTAATCAAGTAGCCAAATTCACTCCTCCCTACACTGAACATCATGGACATTCTGTGCCTAACTCGATTCGGGACAGTGACGTTTTCCTGCTCGACTGAGTCAGCCTAATGAGTCACTGTTCACTCACCAATTAGTGCGACAATTCATAATCAGAGATTTCCAACTGTCTCAGGGATATAGTCGAGATGTGTTGCCCATTCTTTATTTGATATTGGACTCGAAAACTTCAACTAGTCCTTTGACTTTTTTCATGCAATCAATATTAACACACCCATATTTATCATTATATTTTATAAGTGATACTAAGTATGAGCGATAACCTTTCAATTTATTCTGTAATTGATCATCAGCATACTTAGAATAAAAATCATAGTTTTTTCCATATCTTCGAATAAAATTTTTAGGGTTTAAATAGAATATGCTCTCCATTATATATATTGGATCTTTTTGTTTTTTTAACAATGCAGAGAGTTTTTTCAACAGTTTAAGTTTTTTATCAGATAGTCTGATGTTGCCAACAGGCTTTTCTTTGTATACATGTAAAAACCCTCTCTTTCTTTTCCTGTTCTGAACTACGTAGCCATTGAGCGATATAGTATTCTCAGTCGCTCTCCTTTTTCTTTTTTTCAACTTGAGCGAAAGTGTAGAGACAAAGATAGAAATATCCTTTTCAAATTGCTCAGAGTGCAGATATTTACTATTGTCACAAGAAAAAAGCATATCATCTGCATAACGAGAGTAGATAATTCCTTTATCTTCACATAACTTTTGAATAAGAATATCTACTCTTCTGAATATTATGTTTGATATTACCGGGGAAGATGAGAACCCAATAGGCAAAATTTCTTTCCCACGAAAATCTTTGTCAATATAGTTGTCACTAACCCTGTGAGTAATAGACATATATGCAATGTCTAGAGCTGAGTATTTTTTGCCATTCTTTTCATTGTTGAAGTGCTGAGCGAGTAGGCTTTTTACTTCATGTGAGGGTATTGAATGGAAGAACTTTTTAATATCTAATCGTAAGAAGTAATACCCCTGAATATGAGGTCTTAGAAAGTCGTAATAAGATTTACCTTGAACAAAGCCGCATGCAGATGAGTTAATTGGGCTTTTATCTAGAACAAACTTAGTTATTCTGTCATTTATACGCTTGTGCTCAGAGTCTCTAGAAATCTCAAAAAAGTTGTCGCAACCAACTTTAAACTCTCTGACAGCAGGAGAGAAGTCATTTAGCAGACCTTCATTGCCTTTAAGTATTGCTTTCTTAAAGAAGTCATCGCTAATTTTATTTTTAATCATAGAGCTTCAACCCGATACAAAAGAACACCATTACACCGTAGGTGTGCACTTCGACACATACTAATCAGAGTGACTAGATTAGCAGTCATTAGGACTATGCCCAAAGCAAAAAGAAGTTGGACTCCCTCAAGCAAAGAGCGGGAGAGGCAAGCTCTCAGATACTTGTCGAAACTCATATCTCCCCTCTACTATCGGGTTGAAGCATACGAATGATATCATAGAACTCAGGAAAATAAACTTTAAATATTGCCCCAAACGGTTGATTTTTAGCTAAAGATTCTTTTTCAACGTATTCGACGGCATGATTGAGGAAGCTTGTAGTCCATCCATCGGTTTTATCAAGGTATTTGTTGTGTACAATTATCTCTTCTAATAATTTCATTAACATTTTTGCATGCCTAGAAGTGTACCGCAGCTTGCCGTTTACCTTTTTCTTTTTAGCTAAAGTTTGTTTGTATGCTTCAATATTGAAGTGGCTATAGTCAGTTAGCGCCATTGATTTTCCATTAAAAATAACTCTAATGTAATCAATGAGCATATCCTCTGTAACATACTTGCTTTTTTTTATACGCTGCAATATAGAATCAAAATCAGAATCATATTTACTATCCAACCATTTATATACAATTTTTGAGCTATTTTTCTGAATTAAACAGCCCTCTAAGGTTGTTCTATTTAGATAAATATTCTTGTCAAGTAGCCTATTTTTAACAGCAGTAAATACCGACTCGAAGTCAGATTCCTTTAGAAAACATTGAGTTGTATTATTTACTTTTACTTCTTTATTTATAACTGATAACAAAGTTTCAATATTTTCTCGTTTTGTCTTGTATTTCTTACTAAATCCAAGTTTATACTTATTAAGTTCTGATCTTAAAGTGTCTGGTTTAAAGTTAAAGTAGTCACCATTTTTCCCTAGTTTTATAGATAAACTTTGAGGCTCACCTTTGATTGATATTGCTTTGTCTGCATCGAATAAGAATAGGTATGGAATTGCAGAGTTTGAGTATGATGGATTAACTCGTTCACCAATGACATTGCTACTACATTTATAAACATCTATATTTCTTAAATGTGGGAAATGTTCGTTCACCTTCATGTTTCCGAAAGCTTCCAACTCACTTTCACCCTCTACAAATAGGATAAAGTTGCTGAAGAACAATCTTGCTTCATTGTCACTAAAAATATTTATAAAGCTCTCGCTGTCATAAGTGGAATTTAATGTACTAATCGTAGTTTTAGAATCAGCTTTCTTCTGAAAACAATAAATACGTTGCTTTTGTCTGAATTTTTTAATTATCTCTTTTACTATATTAGGCGAATGAGTTGTTAGAAATACCTTTGGTCTAGTAACTCGATCATCTTTGTTTTCATTATAATTATAACTAGTATACATACCTTGAACTAAAACCTCATTCATTTTAGGGTGTAGACCTAGCTCTGGCTCATCAATAAAAACAAATGGCATTATATATTCTCTTCTTGAAATTGTAATTATTATCTTAAGAAAGGTTTTTATAAAATGAAATGAATTCGTTCCATCTGAGTGAAACTTTAAATCATTCTCATCTATCTCAAAACGATAACCTTTCAATCCAGCTTTAATATAGCTCAATACCTTTTCTTTCTGAGAGCTTGGCTTAGTAGATATTGTTTTGTTTAAGTCTGAAATATAATTCTTATACGAATTATCGCCGCTCGAATTTATTGATTTATCAAAAAAATCAATTACAGATTGGTCATCAATTTTAGATAAATTAAAAGACTTTATTCTTGATATAAGATCCCATAAACTATCCCATTCATGTAAATCCATGTGTCTCGGTTCAATATGAAAAAATGGGAATAGATAAAGGATAAGGTTTAAAGTTTGTTTGTCTTTAGTTGACCACTTAACTTTACCATCATTGTAAATATTCAGAGTCAAAGTATAAGTAGTATAATCATTATCGTAGCGTGTTAATGCAAATATGCTTCGTTTATGGAGAGGTACAAGTTTTCGGATTATAAAATCAAAATACTTATTTTCAGGTTGATTCCTAGCTATCCTATAAATTCTTGTCATATCAAAAGTTACTGATATAGAACCTTTATACGAATAATTAGAGTTTAATTTTGGAGGTAACTCTTCTTTACCTTCAAGTTTATTGTAAAAGAATTTAAGAACTTTAAGTAAGTTAGATTTTCCAACGTTATTGCGACCGACAATGCAGTTTAAGTCGCTCAAGTTATCTACATTTAGCTCACCGAATGATAACAAGTTGGTAATTTTTATAGCCTGTACAGTCAT